CGGGTAAGGTTGCAGGTCGTGGCAGCCAGTTAGCCCGTATGGTGGCGCGCTATCGTGCCGTCGATCCATTTGGTGAGCTGTGGGTTATCGCGGTAACTGAGCCTGATGGCGAGACCGCCAAAGGGACTGTGACGCTAACCGGCAACGCACAGGCGTCAGGTTCGCTGAGCCTTTATATTGGCGCGGTACGCGTTCAGGCCGCTGTGGTAACCGGCGATGCCCCTGCAGCAGTGGGCGCCACACTTGCAGCCGCAATTAACGCTAACGCAGACCTTCCCGTGACAGCAGCAGCAGCAGCTGGTGTGGTGACGCTCACTGCCCGTCACAAGGGGCTTACCGGCAACAGCATTCCTCTGGCGCTGAACTACTACGGCACCGTAGGGAGCGAAACCACGCCTGACGGGGTTAACGCAGTGATTGCTGCGATGGCAGGCGGTGCGGGTTCACCGTCACTGACTGCAACCGTGGCCGCGATGGGCGATGAGCCGTTTGACTTCATCGGCACGCCGTTCAGTGATTCCGCCTCGCTGGCAACGCTGGCGCTGGAAATGAACGATTCGTCCGGGCGCTGGGGCTATGCACGACAGCTTTACGGTCACGTCTACACCGCAAAAATCAGCACACTCTCTGACCTGGTGGCCTTCGGCGACACCATGAACAACCAGCATATTACAGTTGCCGGTTATGAGCCTGCTGTTCAGACAGCAGCAGATGAGCTGGTCGCGCTGCGTACCGCCCGTAATGCGGTATTTATCCGCAATGACCCGGCCAGACCGACTCAGACCGGTGAGCTGAACGGCGCATTACCTGCACCGGCAGGCAGCCGTTTTACCCTGACTGAACAGCAGTCGCTGCTGAAGCACGGTATTGCCACGGCCTACGCTGAAAGCGGCGTGCTGCGCATTCAGCGCGACATTACCACCTATCAGAAAAACGCCTATGGCGTGGCGGACAATAGCTACCTGGACAGTGAAACGCTGCATACCAGCGCTTACGTTATCCGCCAGCTGAAAAGTATCATCACCAGTAAGTACCCACGCCATAAGCTCGCGAATGACGGCACGCGCTTCGGTCCGGGTCAGGCCATAGTGACGCCTGCAGTGCTGAAGGGTGAGATGTGCGCCAGCTATCGCACGATGGAGCGGGCGGGGATCGTGGAGAACTTCGATCTCTTCAAGCAGCATCTTGTGGTAGAGCGCAACGTCAGTGACCCGACCCGTGTGGACGTCCTGTTCCCACCGGATTACGTCAACCAGCTGCGCGTCTTTGCGCTGCTTAATCAGTTCCGTCTGCAATACAGCGAGGAGACCGCGTAATGGCAAAGATTGCAGGTACAACGTACTTCAAGGTAGACGGCCAGCAGCTGTCGCTGACAGGCGGCATTGAGGTGCCGATGAACACCAAGGTGCGTGATGACGTGATCGGCCTCGCCGGTGATGTGGATTACAAGGAAACGCACCGCGCGCCGTACACAAAAGGTACCTTTAAAGTGCCTAAAAACTTCCCGATCAGCAAACTGACTGACTCAGACCAGATGACCATTACTTCGGAAATGGCTAATGGCATGGTCTACGTACTGTCTGAAGCATTTCTGTTTGGTGAAGCCAATTACAACCCGGAAGAGGGAACGGTAGATCTCGAATTCCATGGCACAGAAGGATTCTTCCAGTGAGTGAGCTGCAACTTTCAAAACCTATTACGGCGCACGGTGAAACTTTCCATGTGCTGGAGCTTCGTGAGCCATCTTTTGATGAGATTGAACAGATCGGCTTCCCCTTCACCATCGGCAGCGAAGGCAATATCAAAATCGATAGCTCTGTGTCGCTTCGGTACATTCCTGTGCTGGCCGGTATTCCCCGCTCTTCTGCCAGCCAGATGGCGAAGATTGATATTTTTAAAGCCTCAATGACGATTCTGGGTTTTTTTACCGGCTCGGGAGCGGGAGAAATCTCCGGCAGCGATGTTACAACGTCGCTCACTTCTGGCGAATAAACCCTCTTGAACTAAAGCGGTCAGCTCTTTCCGATTTTCTAGAGCTTGAGGAAGAAGCAGTGCGCATAAGCGAGGAAATAAAGAATGGCTGACAGCTTCCAGTTAAAGGCCATAATCACAGCCGTTGACCAACTCACCGGCCCGATGAAAGGGATGCAGCGCCAGCTGAAGGGGTTTCAGAAGGAATTCTCATCGCTGGCCGTTGGAGCAACTGCTATCGGCGCATCCATCCTGGGTGCGCTGGCTATCCCTGTAAATCAGGCCATTAAGTTCGAATCAACAATGGCTGATATCCGCAAGGTCGTTGACGGTCTGGATAACGCTGACGCTTTCAGAAAAATGAGCCAGGACGTTATTGACCTGTCAACAAAACTGCCGATCACGGCAGACGGTATCGGTCAGATTGTTGCCGCAGCAGGTCAGGCTGGCATCGCCCGAAGTGAACTTGTTAGGTTTGCAGAAGATGCGGCCAAAATGGGTATTGCGTTTGATCAGACTGCGGAAGAGTCCGGTCAGATGATGGCGACCTGGCGAACCGCTTTCAAAATGACGCAGAAAGATGTTGTCGGGCTGGCGGACAAGGTGAACTACCTCGGTAATACCGGTCCTGCCAGCGCAGCTAAAATCTCTGAAATAGTCACCAGCGTAGGCTCGCTTGCTGCAGTCAACCACGTTTCTACGGGTAATCTTGCCGCGCTGGGTGCAACCATTGCGGGAATGGGGGTGCAGTCTGAAGTAGCCAGTACCGGTATTCAGAACTTCATGCTTTCGCTCTCCAATGCCAATACCGGTAATGCAAAAAAGGTCCTAAAAAAAATCGGGATGACACCTAAGTCTCTTGCCAGTGGCATGGTGAAGGACTCAAAAGCGACCATGCTTAAGGTGCTGGAAGGGATTAAAAATCTTCCTGAAGAAAGTAAATCAAAAGCGCTCGAATGGCTGTTCGGTAGAGAGTCGATAAAGGCTATTGCACCGCTTCTTAACAATCTCGACCTGCTTCGCAAAAACTTCGGTAAGGTTGCTGATGCACAGCAGTATGCTGGCTCAATGCAAAAGGAGTATGACTCCCGCGCAGACACTACCGAAAACAAACTCACGCTTATGCAGAATGGCATAACAGCGGTGAGCCTTGCGCTCGGCGATGCACTTACGCCACAGCTCAAGCAGGCAGTAGTTGAGCTGATGCCTTATTTAAAGCAGACAGAAAAGTTTGTCAGGGATAATCCAGAGTTGGTCAGATCGGTTGCGAAATTTGCTATCTCACTGATTGCTGTAGGTGCAGCAGTAGGCACTGTCTCACAGGCATTCAAAGTACTAAATTTCGTAATGAATCTGTCGCCCGCCAAATTGGCTATCGCTGCGCTTGCTGCCGGTGCCTTATTGATAATCAACAACTGGGATCAGGTTGGGCCAATTGTTAAGCAGGTCTGGACTGAGATAGATAATGTCGCTCAGGAAATGGGGGGCTGGCAGACCGTTATTGAGGGCATCGGTGCGGTAATGGCTGGTTCTTTCGCCCTTAAAACGATTGGCTCACTTCAGCAGGCCGTAACTCTTGCGAGTTCGCTTTCTGGCTTGCTGGGCTCAATCAGCCGGTTTGGTGCGATGACAATCACAATTGGCATAGCAATCTCACTTCTTAAGCAGTTGCAGGATTTAGACAAGCAGGCAAATGCGCAGGGTGTAAGTAAGGGTGAGTTTCTGGTTAACCGCATGCAGTCACAGGAGCGGGAGCGGGGATACAACGGCTTTTTCCCGAGGCTGCGTGAAATTCTGGGAATGGACAACCCAATACCTGAAGGGCGTTATGATCCAAAGGTGGGACTAGAACGGCCATCTTCTGCAGGCCGCCCGCAAGCGGGCGAGCTGAAGGTCAACTTTGAGAATGCGCCGCCTGGCATGCGCGTTGCAACTCCAGCAGGGAGCGCGACTCCATGGCTTAGTTATGATGTTGGGTATAATCGTTTTAGAGGTAACAATTAATTACGCTGTATATTGATATGCTATAAATCCTGACATATATAACTATTTATTGGCGACAAGCATGAAAAAATTAGCTATAGCTCTGGTTTTATCAGCTCTAACAACCTCTGCGTTTGCGAAAGATAACAAATTAACGACAAGTTTTGTTAATGAAGTCAAATCATCGGTGGATAGCAATGAGTCAGTTTCATTATCACTAAATCTGTCTTGCTTAGCTCCATCCGCGAGCGGCAGGCTTATTGTAACCAAGCCGTCTTATACGATCGGCGAGAGCGTAGGGACGTATTTATTTGAAAGCGGTTCACCGAAAAACGCTGACCTGAGTTGGCTTACATTTGAACATCCAAATGACGATTGGGATTCAAAAGAGGTTAGTGGAGTTAATTTCGGGCTTACCATGCCTGGCGGCCAGTTTTTTATCACCGTTATGAAAAATGGCAAAGTAAAAGCTGGCGTTAGTTCAAATGCTAAAAGCGGCATTCATGAAGTTGAGTGCACCGCTTCAGAACCCAAATAACCAAAGCTTATTTTCAAAGCAACCCGCTCCGGCGGGTTTTTTTACGCCCGGAGAAAGCCATGAGCTGGAAAGATAATCTGCAGGATGCCTCACTGCGGGGCATCGCGTTTAAGGTGGACAGCGATGAGGCAACCTTTGGGCGTCGCGTGCAGGTGCATGAGTACCCCAATCGCGACAAACCGTGGGCGGAAGATTTGGGCCGCGCGACGCGCCGCTTCAGCGTTCAGGCTTATCTGATTGGCGATGATTTCTTTGAGCAGCGTAACCGGCTGATTGAAGCCATTGAAAAGCCGGGGTCATGCACGCTTGTTCATCCTTACTACGGCGAGATGACCGTGGTAGTAGATGATGCCGTTCGCGTCAGCCATTCACAGAGCGAAGGACGTATGTGCCGCGTCAGCTTCAGCTTCGTTGAGTCCGGTGAATTATCGTTTCCCACCGCTGGACTGGCAACCGGACAGAAACTCACCTCGTCAGTTTCATTCCTGGACGATGCCATTTCATCGGCGTTCGGTGCCTTTGGTATGGATGGCCTGCCGGACTTCCTGCAGGACGGAGTGTTGGATGAGGCGGCAGGCATGTTCAGTACCGTAACCAGCGCCTTTCAGTATGTTGATTCTGGTATCAGCGCCGCATCACGTCTGATACAGGGCGATTTATCGGTGCTGCTTAGCCCGCCGTCGAGCGGCATGAGCTTTGTTAACCGGCTGCAGACTATGTGGCGCGCCGGAACGCGGCTGACGGGTAACACTTCTGATCTGATGTCGATGATTAAGGGGCTGACCGGCGTCACTGTTGATTCGGGTCTGGCTCCACGCGGCGTCTGGAAAACCGACAGTAAGACAGCACAGGCGCAGACCACGCAGCGCAATTACGTTGCGCAGGCGGTGCGCACAACGGCCATCAGCGAGGCGGCCGCAACGGTCACCAGTCTGCCACAGCCTGCAAACCGGACTGTCACGCGCCAGCAGGACCCGCAGCAGCCAGTCACTGTATCGCATCCTGCCGTCAGCAACATACGGACTGATTCAGGCAGTGCGGTTTCAGATACTGATACCACAGCGACAGCTACCGTTTCCGCATCTTCCGGCGTAACCACCTCTCTTGATAACAGCACCGTCATTTCCTGGGATGATCTCGCGCAAGTGCGTGACAGTCTCAATGAGGCCATTGACCTTGAGATGGAGCGCGTTTCAGATGACGGACTTTACCAGGCGCTGGTCACCGTGCGAACAGATGTTAATCGCGATATCTCTGCACGCCTTGAGCAAGTCGAGCGCATGACGGAGCGCACACCTTCACAGGTGACGCCCGCACTTGTGCTGGCCGCCGACTGGTACGACTCAGCCTCCCGCGCTGGTGATATTACCGCGCGTAACGGCATCCGCCATCCCGGCTTCGTGCCGGTTCAGTCACTGAGGGTGCCGGTGCGATGAACAACACAGTTATTTTACGGGTGAACGGTCAGGAGTGGGGCGGCTGGACTTCGGTCCGGATCGCGGCCGGTATTGAGCGCATCGCCCGAGACTTTACCGTTGAGATTACCCGCAGCTGGCCGGGCGACACCGACCAGGCAAACCGCAGCAACCGCATTAAAAACGGTGACCTCGTCGAAGTGCTGATAGGCACCGATAAAGTGCTGACCGGCTACGTTGAGGCGACGCCGGTC